AGGGAAACTAAAGCACCTACTATTAGTTTTGTGGGCAGAGGATATCAAGGAGATAAAACTAAGAGTATGCAAGTGCCTATGGCAAGTAAAATTCAAATGAGAAAAATAAGAGAAGAAATTGGCCGCACTGTAAAAAAATTTATGAAAGAAAAAATTGGTAGAAAAGCTAAAGGAGGAGTAATTGATCCTGAAGGGTATGATATTACTAAAAGAGAGATGGGAATACTTGCAAATGCAGATCCAAGTAAAAGAGAAATGATACGTAAATTTCTTAGTCGCACAAAAAACCATAAATTCGTTTATCCTGATAGAATTTTAGAAAATAAAAGAGGTAGAAGAATGGGAAAAGCTAAAGGTGGATTACTGAGAAAACCTAAACTAGCAAAGCGAGGTTTCTAATGATGCAAAGACCTAGAAAAAGAACAACTATTGTTCCTCCTAAAAAACCCTATACCAAAGATCAATTTTTTAAATCTACTGTTCTACAATTAAAAGGAGTGTCGGGTGGAATGAATAGAAATTTTGCTTATAATAATATTATTGATAAAGGAAATAGATTAAGAAACCAAGGAGTTTCTAGAAAAGAAGTATTAGGAATTATTAAAAAAGCTAAAACAGCTCATGGTGATTGGTTAAGAAACACTAAAAAGCGTGAACTAAGACGGAGAATGAAATGACAATGTGGAATGCTAATTATGTTCCGAGAATTCCGGACGATGAAACAGAAGTAGGTATTCAAACTGTTAGTGAGAAACAACAAACACCTATTACATTAAGTGATCTTCCTCCTCCAGGAGCAATGTTACAAAGATCTTTAACGGAAAGAGAACTACAGGCCCTTAAGCAACTGGGTCCGAAGTCCATAAATCTATTAAATGAAATCTCGAAAGATCTTCTTCCTGTCTGGGGAGAAGCAAGAGCGATGGATTATACAAATCAAGAGATTGAAGGATTTAAACAAGCTATTGGAGAAGGAGATGTTGGAGGAACTATTACTCATGGTATTGGAATTCCTCTTATGTCGGCTGGATCCTTACCGTGGTGGTTAGGTGGAGCTGGTGGTGTTGGACTCGGATACATGTACAGAAAAGGTATAATGGAAGGATATCGAAACTTAACATCTAGATTTAGAAAACCACAATACCATTTAGCGGATGCTCACGGAAACCGTAATCTAAGAAATGTGGATACAGGAGGAACAGGGCCACGCGCTCAGGATTATTTAAGTGAGATAGAAATAGCTAGATTAGGGGGTGGAATAGAAAGATCAGCTTACATTCAATGGCTACGAGGATTACCGGAAAACAGAATGAGTGGAACTGAACGAATGATTAATACTAATTTAGACGAGTTCTTTTCTTCTGTACTTCCTAACGCAGATTTAATGAGAGATTTAACAGCTACTTATAGAAGCACAGTAACTGGAGTTAAAAAAGTAGACGATTATAAACAAATGAAAAAAGGTATTGTTGAAGCAAGAAAACAATCAGATCAAACTCTTGCTCAAAAGAATGTACCGGAGAAGATAACTGAAAAATTAAATTTTGGTGAGACTGCAACCCCTATAAGAGTTGGAGCTCAAAAAAACGTAAGTGAATTTATGGGATCCCGAGCTTATGATGTTATTGCAGCAGAGAATTGGAAAAATATGAATACTGCTCAAATAACTTCACGTTTAATTAATTTAATTAAATCAGGTAAAATAAATAAGGAAGAATTATTTGATGCAGGTATTTTAAAGCTCAACGATAAGATGGAGCCTATCGGGGGTTCTTTAGTTAGTATGCCCAAAGAGTTTAAGAATGTTCAAATTAGTAAACAAGATATTCTTAAAATGATTAAAGACAATCCTTCTGCAAGATTAAAAGTAAATACATATGGAGGGGGTCATTTCTTTCCCGACGGCCGTGGAGCAGCTCTTGGGGATGAATTTTATGATCTATACGCTTCAACAGATAGAATGGGTAATAGTGTTAAAATGATACTCGAAGAACAGATATTTAAAACAACTAACACAGCTCAAAGAGGCCAGTTAATTAGATTGCAAGAAAAAATTAAACAATTGGAAAGTGGATTAAATGATGCAGCTAATGTTTCTTCAAGTACACCAACGGCTATGAGAGGGTGGGGAGATGATTTAGAAATATTAACTACGGCTCTGCCTAATTTACCAGATGGTGCTCAACAAATTTTAAGAGGTTATATAACTAATATCCAAAAGCTAAGACCTTATGTAAATCCTCAGAAAAAACGAGATTTTAAAGGTACCACAAAACATGATAGAATTACAACTAAAGGAGGATATGATTATCAAGAAAAAGTAATTTATCTTGATGAGTCTATCCCTTTAAACACAAAAAAAGGAAGAGCAGTTTATACGGCCCATTTTCCAGAATCTAATCCTACAGTTCATATAAGATATAAAACAAGATATAATGATAAGGGCCAACCAATATACGCTATAGAAGAAATTCAATCTGATACTCTTCAAAAATACTGGGGTTCCGAAGGTACTAAAGAGATGAGAGAACTAATGAGTAGTCCTTATGGAAAAACTTTAGTAGAATCTATTATTAAAAGAAAAATGAATGAGTTTAATGAAGCAATGTCTCCTTTATTAAATGCATCTAAAAAAAGATCTTTAACAGATTCTGAAATAAAAACTTTACAAAAACTCGAAAAAGACAAATCTTTTTTAAGAAAGTATTTTGTAAAATCAGAGCTAATGGATGAAGCGGCTATAAATAAAATGGGTCAAATGATTAAAAAAGATATAGACAAAGTTGATTGGTTTCCTTATATGAGATCTTATTGGGAACTAGGAATGAAAGCGATGGTCGATGATGCTATTAGAACTGGTAAACGAGGTATTAGTATTATTCCGGTACATAAGAATACCCATCACACTAAAGACAAAGGACACTACTTATATTACGGAGATCACAAAGGAACAAAACTTAAATCATTCGATCAAGAAGCGTTACCTCCTCCAGGCAAAACTAAATCTTCGTCTCTGGCAGTGTATCCTAAAACTTTAGAAAAAATAGCTAAACAAATAAAAGCTGATCATGGAATAACTTTAAACGTTAAAAGAACAAAAATGTTTAATGAGCCTTCTTCTGCAAATCGTCCTTATCAGATTATAGATCAAGAGGGAGAAATTATTGCTTCTTTTAAAACAAAAGCTAACAGAGACTATATATTAGATAAAAAAAATGCTGGCAAGGAGTTTCCAAATAGAGAGTTTTCACCAAAAGATATTACAGCTGGACCTAAATCAAACAAAGAAGCTTTTTGGGCATACACTTTAGAAATACCAGAAAACGCAGCTAAACAATTACTGAAGAAAAAGATGAGATCTTACCGAGTAGGTGGTTTAGTTGCAATAGAGCCAAAAAGAGAGTATTTTGCTCCTATATTTTAATTATGAAAAACTTAGCTAAATTAAAGTTGCAACAAGCCCAGATGCAAGGTAAAACAAAACCTATGCTGTCTGCACGAACGGCAAGAGCCATTCCTCAGATGAGAAAGGTAGCTAAACAATTGACGGGTTATGATAAAGGCGGAAGTGTGTTAAGACCTAAACCAACTTATAAAGGAAAAATTCTACAAGAAAAACCAATTAAAAAAATTAAGTTAGGAATTGTAGGAAAAGCGTTACGAGGATTTGGAAAAGCATTAAATTTAGGAAGAGGTAGATAATGGCAGACCCAAGAAATTTAGTAGAAGTAGAGGAACAAGAAGATCTAGAAATAGATACACCTACAGGTTCTATTAATGAAGATATAGATGTAATTGAAGACGAGTCTGGTAATGTTTTAGCAGGTGAGCCAGCTCCTGAATTACCACAAGAAAATTTCTATGCGAATTTAGCAGAATTCATGAGCGATCAAGATTTAAAACCTCTTGCATCCAAATTATTAGCTGACTTTAAAGATGACTCACTAGCTAGAAAATCTTACATTGAAACTTACACGAAAGGATTAGATCTTTTAGGATTTAAATACATGGATGTTACTCGACCTTTTATAGGGGCTTCGGGTGTAACGCATCCATTACTAGCAGAAGCAGCTACACAATTTCAAGCTCAAGCTTTTAAAGAATTATTACCCTCAGAAGGACCTGTAAGATGTCAAGTTGTTGGTAAAGAAACAGCAGAGACTATTAAACAATCTAATCGTGTAAAAGATTACATGAACTATCAGATTACCGATGTAATGGAAGAATATACTCCTGAAATGGATCAAATGTTATTCTTTTTACCATTAGCAGGTTCTACTTTTAAAAAAGTTTATTACGATCCTGCAGTACAACGATGTAAAGCAACTTTTATCCACGCAGAAGATTTAGTTGTTCCTTATAATGCATCTGATCTTTATGAAGCAGAAAGAATCTCTGAAGTTCAAAGAGTAACTAAAAACCAAATTAAAAAAAGACAAGCATCTGGATTTTATAGAGATGTAGAATTACCAGAGCCTTTTTTTAATGAAGATAGAGCGAGAAAAAAATACCAAGAATTAGAAGGAGTAACTCCACAAAAATATCAAGAATTATATAATTTTGTAGAAATGCATGTGGATTTAGATTTACCAGGTTATGAAAGTCCAGACGGAGTTAAAATTCCTTATATTGTAACTCTTGATCAAGATAGTATGACAATACTTTCTATCTACAGAAATTACAAAGAAGATGATCCATCTAAAAAAAGAATTCCATATTTTGTTCATTATAAGTTTCTTCCAGGCTTAGGCTTTTATGGCTTTGGCCTTATTCATATGATTGGTGGATTATCTAAAGCAGCAACTGGTGCGTTAAGACAGTTACTAGATGCAGGTACTTTAGTTAATCTACCAGCAGGATTTAAATCAAGAGGATTAAGAGTAAGAGATGATGCGGAACCTCTTCAACCAGGTGAATTTAGAGATGTAGATGCACCTGGAGGAAACATTAGAGACCAATTTCAATTACTTCCTTTTAAAGAACCAAGTCAAACTTTATTTTCTCTTTTAGGTTTTTGTGTAGATGCAGGAAGAAGATTTGCGGCAATTGCTGATTTACAGGTAGGAGATGGTAACCAGCAAGCAGCTGTAGGTACTACTGTTGCATTACTTGAAAGAGGATCAAGAGTAATGTCAGCTATTCATAAACGTGCTTATTATTCTATGAAAGAAGAGTTTAAAATAATGGCACGAATATTTTCAGAATATTTACCCGCTGAGTATCCTTATAATGTGGTAGGGGGACAAAGAAGTATTAAAGTTTCTGACTTTGATGACAGAGTAGATGTGATTCCAGTGGCAGATCCAAATATATTTTCCATGGCACAAAGAGTTACTTTAGCTCAAACAGAATTACAATTAGCTCAAGCTAATCCCCAGATTCATAATATGTATGAAGCTTACAGAAGAATGTATGAAGCATTAGGTGTACGAAATATTGATTCATTATTACAACCTGAACCAGAGCCACCTAAACCTATTGATCCAGCATCAGAAAATACTGCAGCATTACAAATGCAGTTACCTAAAGCATTTCCTGAACAGAATCATGACGCTCATATGAATGCACATATGGCATTTATTAAAACTAGAATGGTTCAATCTAATCCTCAAGTGTATGCGTTGTTACAGGGACATATTTCTGAACACGTTAGTTTAAAAGCTAAAAAACAAGTATGGGAAGCATTTATGCAACAACCTGAATTAGTACAATTACAACAGACTAATCCAGAAGAATTTCAAATACAATACGCAGCAGCTGTTGCGGATCAAGTTGTATTATTAACTAATGAATTAGTAAATCAAGAGATGCAGTTTTTAGGTAAAATGAACCAAGATCCATTAGTTATGTTAAAACAAAGAGAACTAGATTTAAAAGCACAAGACATTCAACGTAAAGCAAAAGAAACTGCTGAAAGATTAGAAGTAGAAACTAATAAATTCCAAGCACAACAAAATATAGCAGAAGATAAACTAGACTTGGCAGAAGAGATACAACGTGGTAAATTAAAACTACAGAAAGAGCAGGCTCAGGAAAAAGGAGATAAATAATGGCCAGAAACCCTCATGAACTAACACAACAAAAAACAACTGGAACTGTTTCCGGAAGACCTAATCCTCATACAGATACAGGATATTCTCACGCAACAAAAACTACTAAAACTCATACAAGTGGTAATGGTGGTACTGGCGGTAATACAGGTCCTACACATAATCAATGGAAAGATGATGTACCTTACAAGAATCCTCTTCCTACTGTAGGTCCCCTAACTTTTGTAGGTAATCTGGCAGCAAAACATGCTTATAAAAGCAGACAAAAATATGCAACTAAACATGGATTAGCAAGAGAGTATTATATTGGCAATCAATATAATCCAGATCCTTCAAAACGAACTTTAAAACCTAATTCACCAGAAGGAAAAGCATTTTTAAAAGAAGCTGGTTATGGTAAAACAACACCTACAAAGACTGGTGGAGACGGCGGTATTAAATGTCCAGATGGAACACCTCCTCCTTGTCCTACTCCTACAGCAGCAAAACCAGCAACACCTAAAATTACTCCCTATCAACCTTATTATATGGGTTTTGATTTTCAAAAACCACAGACTTATAAAAAAGGTGGGATTTTAAAAGTAGCCAGTAAATTAAAAAAAGCTTCTAAAGCTCATGCATCTCAAGCACAAACTTTAGAAAAAATAGCTAATATGAAAAAAGGTGGTTTATCTGGTGGTAAAAGATATGGACCTCCTCCTAAAAAAGGACCTAATCCTC